TGGGCCCGGGAACGGTCGACGAGGCGAAACGGACCGTCGTCGTCATTGGCGCCACAGAAAACGTGGTCGAAGTATTCGACTATGAGCGGTACGAGAGAATCCGGGAAGTGTTGCTTATGAGCGGGTGTGAGCTACCGGAGAATCGTCAGGTTCCCCTCTTCGACACTCACATGCGATACGCCACCGATGCCATGCTTGGATCCTATCGGGATATGAAAATCGATGGGGCGGAGCTCATCGGTGTCGCCCATTTTTCTTCTGTCGAGAAAGCGCAAAGCCCATGGACCAAAGTGAGGGAAGGGCATCTCACAGACTTTTCCGTCGGGTATCAGGTCCTGGAGGCGGTCTGGATTCCGGACGGCGAGACCGCAACCGTTCAGGGGAGGAAATTCGAGGGACCTCTCCGCGTCGCGATGAAGTGGAAACCTAAGGAGCTCTCGGCTTGCTGCATCGGGGCCGACGAGTTTGCAAAAGCGAGATCCGAATTTCAACTGAATGGAGGTAAACAGGCCATGGCTGACAAGATTGTGCCCAAAATCGATCCCGAAGGAACCCGAACCGCCTCCCCGGTGCCCCCCGTGCCACCGGCCCCCGCCGCTCCTCCCGAAGGAGGGAAAACCGAACCCTCAACCCTGGACGGGGAACGTTACGCCGCAGCCGTGGCGGAACGGGGGAGGATTGCAGAAATCCAGTCCATGTGTGGACGATTCGGACTCGATTTTCTCTCCCCTTCCCTGATCGCCAGTGACGCGAGCATTGAACAGGCTCGCAAAACGGTCATGGATCACCTCACGAGGCAAGGAGAACCCACTCCCTACCGGCCGCCGGCCTCGATCGAGCGGGACGAGCGGGACAAGTTCCGCGCCGCGGCACAGGATGCCCTCCTGATCCGAGCAAACTTCGCCCCCCAGACCCCAGCGCTCGGCGCCCTGGATCTGGCCGGGTATTCGCTCCGGGAGCTCGCGCGGCACGCCCTGAAGCTTGCGGGCCGCCCCACCGGCGGGAATGTCATGGAGATGGTGGGCCGTGCACTCACCACGTCCGATTTCCCGTACATCCTCGCGAATGTCGCGAACAAGGCCCTGTTCGTCGGGTTCGACACGGCCCAGGAGACGTGGCGGGTGTGGTGCGGGACTGGCCAGGTCTCGGACTTCAAGACCCATTACAGCCCCCGGATCGGCGAATTCTCCGACCTCGAGGAGGTTCCCGAGGACGGTGAGTACAAATACGGGAAGCGGACCGAGGCCCAGGAAAGCTACAAGATCGCGACCTACGGAAAGCTCTTCCCGATTAGCCGGCAGGTCATCATCAACGATGATCTGGGAGCCATCACCCGGAACGGATCGGGCATGGGCGAGGCTGTATCGAGGATGATCGGGGATGTGGCATATGCCGTGCTCACCGCAAACGCCAACATGGGGGATAGCATCGCGCTTTTCGAGGCGGTGACCCACCTCAACCTGGCCGCAGGCGGAAACATAGGAGCCCCGGGCGTTGCGACCTTGGCCGAGGCCATCCGGGCGATGAAGGCACAGAAGGACCTGCAGGGGTTGCGGCGCCTGAACATCCGGCCCGAGTTTTTCCTTGCCCCGATTGCCCTGGAAGGTGTTTGCGAGGTTTTCTTCCGGTCCGAGCGGTTCAGCGACGCGAACACGGTGGCCACCGATTCGTCCATGGCATCCACCCAGGTGAACCCGTACAGCGGCACGTACTTCACCCGCGTGTACGAGCCGCGCCTCGATGACTCCTCCACCAAATACTGGTACCTGGCCGGCCCCAAGGGAAAGACCGTCGTCCTTTTCTTCCTGGACGGTGTGGAACGGCCCTACCTGGAGGAGAAACAGGGATGGACCGTGGACGGTGTGGAATACAAGGTCCGGATCGACGTGGGCGGCAAGGCCATGGACTTTCGCGCCCTGTACTGCAACCCCGATACCTAAGTCTTGTGGCTGGCGTGCGCATGGAACGAACTGAAACGGTTTGAAAATAGAGGAGAAAACGAGATGGCTGACAACTTGCTCATGAAAGAAGGCCGGTACCTCGAGTGGGCGGTGGCCGGGAAAAGCTCCGGCGACCCCGTCATCAAGGGCACCATGACCGGAGTATGCCTCACGGACACCAACGCAGACGGGAATGTGTCCGTGGATCTGGGCGGGGTGTATGACCTCTCCGTCAAGGGCATCGACGACGCCGGGAACTCGGCGGTCGCCATCGGGGACAAGATCTTCTACGTGGTAGGAGACACCCCGCTCTTGTCCAAGAAGGCGTCCGGGTACTTCTTCGGGTTCGCCCTGGAAACCGTCGGGTCCGGTCTGACCGCGACCATCGGCGTGCTCCAGATCGCGGGGCCCGGGCCGGGAACGGCCGACATCCTGGCGGGGAGCGTGGGGACCGCGGCCCTGGCCGATGAGGCCGTTACGGTCGCCAAGATGGCGGATCTCACCCGTGGGTCGATTCTTACGGGCCAGACCGCCAGCAACCGGCCGGCGGCCCTGGACGCCAAGACCTCCGGGCAGATCCTCGTGGGATCCGGAACGGACCTGGCGTCCGTCGTCGTTTCCGGGGATGTTGCCCTGGCTGCGAACGGCGCCGTCACGATCCAGCCCAACGCGGTCGAAACCGCGATGATCGCGGACGGAAACGTGACCGCCGTAAAGCTCGCCAACGGGGCGGGTCTGGCCGCGTTGATCGCCGCAGGCCTGGGCGCATCGGCGGCCTATGCGAAGACCACAAACGGCGCGCAAACGTTGCTCGCGTCGGATGCGGCCGCCAGGGTGGCGCTCATCATCGTTGTGGTAACCGAGGTATTCGCCGACGCCGGCGGGACTCAGCCGGTGTTCATTATCGGGGAGACGGACACGACCAACAAGTTCATGACGAACGCGATTCTGGCGGATGCGGCCCTGGATTCGATCTGGGTTTTTGCCGGATCTCTCACTGCGACCAAGGCCCTGCTCGTTACGGGGACGCCTGCGGTAGGGGCGGGGACCGGTGCCATCGCGGTGACGGCTCTGGTGCTCGACGCGGCCGCGTAAGTCAGACCCAGCCAAGGGCCGGCGGAATACCCCCGCCCGGTCCTTGGCTGAACAACCAAAGTGTCTCGGAGGCGGTCCATGCCATACCGAACCCATCCGATTCCCAACACCGGGAAAAGCCAGGCCGATGGAGCGTTCATCGTGAGCCTGGCGGGCCACGAATCGGCCGAGTCGTACCAGGTCAACCTGGAGGTCTCTGCAGAACCCGACGCCGGGACGCTCACGGTCGGTGTGCGCGCTCCTGGGGGGACTGCTTTCTACACGATCGGAACGATCGACATGACCGACGTGACCGAGCGGCTGCTGATCATCAAGGATCTGGCCGTTGCAGCCTTGCAGTTTACGCCGGCGAATTACGACGCAGCGAAGACATACTCGGTGATCGTCACGGCGAGGAGGCTTGCCACATGAGTGTGGAGCCTGGGCCGACTCTTGTGAAACCGATTCTTGAACCGGCGATTGTTCGGAAGACCGACATGGTGGAGGCGGATGCGGTCCCGATCCTGGACGAAAACGGGAACGAAACCCTGGATGGGGATGGAAGGGTGATCTATGGTGTTCGCTGACATCATAGAGGATTTCGCGGACGCCCTTTTGGAAGAGATGGGCGTTGACGCGATATTCACGCCTGCCTCCGGCCCCCCGATTTCCCTCAAAGTCAGTTTCCAGGAAGAGATCCTTCTCCAACCTGGAGGTTCGACAGCGGAGGTGTATGCCCCTTCGAAGACGATCGAGTTTTTCTTTTCTGCGATCGGAAGAAAACCGGTTGAGGGGGAGACGTTCACAATCGGGATAACTGTCTATCGAGTAGTCAGCATTCTCACGAGTGAGGACGCATTCTTCTGCAAATGTGAAGTGGTTGGGTGAGTGAGCCATGGCGTACACGGTTGAGACGAGGGGTTTGAACGAAATCAGCACACTGCTCCATCTGTGTGCTGACGAGTTTCCGAAGATCCTCAAGATCTCGATCAATCGTGCGGTCGACAGATCCCGGACTGCGGCATGGCGTGAAGTGACCGCCAAATACACGATGAAGCAGGAAGCTTTCTACAAACGATATTCCCGGTTCAAGGCGAGCGAAACCTCTCTCAGCGGGCGAGTGTTCATAGATAGGTCTCCTGCGGTGGCCCTCCACGAGTTCAAGACGTCTATCACCCAGAAGGGTGTAAAGGTCACGATTGCGAAGGCACGGGGTGCAAAGCTGATCGGCGGATCCTTTCACATGCGGGGGGACAGAACCCAGCCGGTATTCTTGCGGGCTCATCAGCGGTCCGGGCTGGTGCTCAACGCGATGGACCCGGAAGCCGCCAGGAAGATCCCGTGGAAGAGGCTGGTTCAAGAGGGGAAGCTGGACCGGAAAGCCAGGCTCCCAATCAAAAAGCTCTACTCCCTTTCCGCGGCCCAGGTCGTGGATGACGGGAGCATCCTGGGGGTTGTGCTCGAAACAGGGGCCATCGACTTCCAGACCGAGCTCGCGCGGCAGATCGACAGAATTTTTGGGTGACAGTGACAGGGACGGGAATCTATGACTGAGACCATCCGGAACAGGATCATCGAGGCCGTGGTCACAAAGCTCGGTCAGGCCCTGGTGTCCAAGGGTTACCAGATGTCTGTCGGCGCAAACGTGCGGCTGGTGGACCGAAAGCTTAGCCCAGAGGAATGCCCGTCTTTTGCTGTGTTCCCCGGGGTGGAGAACGTCACCCAGGAATACGGGATGAATGTCCATGATATGTCGCTCACCGTGGAAGGCCTCGCCCTGCACGGAAACCTGAACCCCAGTCTCGTCTGCGAACGGCTCCTCGGGGATCTGATCGAGGCGATGACCGGGATCAAGTGGACTTTGTCCGTCACCTCGGGCGGGCCCTACGAGCCGCAGGTTGGGGAGACCATCACAGGGGGCACGTCCGGGGCCACAGGGTATATCGAGTCGGTGGCCCTCTCCTCTGGATCGTGGCTCGCCGGGGATGCGGTCGGCACGATCATCTTTCGGAGAGGATCCGGGACGTTCTCTGCGTCCGAGAAACTAGCGATCGGCGCGAACTCGGATGTCGCTACGGTCGTTGAGGCCCCCACGGCTCAGAACCCGGCTGCGACAACGGCCGCGGGCCTTGCGGACCGGATTTCATACCTGCAGGGGGGTGTAACCACATACCCGAACGCCGGGGAGATCGTTTCCGGGGCCATGGCTTCGTTCATGATCCGGTACAAAACCAAAGTCGGTAACCCATATGCACTTGGATAAAGGGGAGGAATAGAGATGCCGAACGCAGAAAACGCCCTCATGTACATGGAGATGGGCCAGACATTTCAGGACTTCGTGGCCCTCGTCGACAGCGGGGACCACAAGAAATTCAACGCCTCCGCGCACCAGTTCAGCCGGCGGTCCGGATACGCCCCGACCATCCTCCCGGACGGGGTGGTGAACGGTCTGGAAGTGACTGTCGGCGTCTCCGGATCCAACAACAAAATCGACGTGTCTGCCGGGTACGTCTACCTGACCGGGGTGCTCACATCGATCTCCGCGGCAGCCGACGAAACCGTTGTCAGGTCCTCCGACCCCGAGACCCACTCGATCAATTCCGTGCAGGTGACGTCCGCCGGAGCGATCGCCATCATCACCGGGCTCGAAGGGTCTTCATTCTCGGAAACGCGCGGAGCTGCCGGAGGTCCCCCGGCCATCGTTGTCGGGTCCATCGAGATCGCACAGGTGCGTCTCACGTCGTTCACGGCGGCCGTGGTTCTCTCGTCCGAGATCTTTGCAGTCCCGAACCTGCACCGCGAGCGCTACGATTACCCGACCTGGCAGGTCAAGCACTCCCGGGTTTCCGGGAACGTGCTGCAGAAAGCCGGGGTCGACTTCGATGCAACACTGCCCCTGAGCCACACGGCCGGGGTGCCCAAGAAAGTCTATGCAAGGTATTACAAGCCGATCTTCGCGGAACTCCCGAAGACAGCGAGCTTCGTCCCGGCGGAACAGAGTCATTCCGTATCCTCGACCCAGATCTACGGGAGCGCGATCGGAGCTACGTCCGCGTCCCTCGGGCAGGGCGCTTTCACGGCGTACCTGGAAAACAACATCAGCGACCCGATGATCGCCTACAAGAACGAAATCCTGTGGTTCAAGTACCTCCAGGACAGGACCGTGACGAGCCGGTACATCCTCACCCAGGGAAAGCTCGGGATCACCCGCGCAAACCCGGCCGGGGACAATCTCTCTGCCGCATGCACCATTTCGGCGGATGAGGCGAGCCAGGAGGTTACGGCAGAGGTCGCCCTGTAAGAAGGAGGCGGAGAGAGGAACGTGATTACCATTCCGGGGCTTCCCGAAAAATGCCTGCAGGGCCCGGGAAGCCCCGGTTTCATTCTGGAGGATGCGCATGGGTTTTGACAAAACGAAGTTTCTGGCAGGTGGGTTCACCCCGAGGACGAGCGAGGTCCAGGTCCCGGACATGGCGGGGTTTTTCGAGGATAAAGCGCCTGCGGTTTGGAAGGTCCGCGGGCTCAAGGGGGTCGAGGTCGGGCAGGCGAACGAAGCCATGGAGAAGTACCGGAACGTGGCCGGGTTGGTGGAAAAGTTGCTGGGCGGATCGGACCGAGAAAAGCTCGACGCTGCCGTGAAAGTGCTGGGGTACGGAGAGGACACACCGGCGGATGTGGTGAAGCGGATGGAATATCTCCGCATGGGGTCCGTGGATCCGGTGGTGGACCGGGATCTCGCTTCCAGGGTCTGCGAGTTCTTCCCCATCGAGTTCTACCAGATCACGAACGAAATCCTGACCCTCACCGGCAGGGGGCATGTGCCGGGAAAACAGGACGCCTCTGGCGGGACAACGGAATCCACGCAAGCCTGATTCTGTGTGCTGCCAGAGGCCAGTTCTTGTTCGAGGTCCGACCAGATGTATTCCCGGAAGGATGTTTGACAGACACCGAGATCGAGCTCTGGGCCATGTATTACGACGAACTGAAGCGGTCCAGGCCGAAGAGGTAGAAGCCCGTGGCGGATGTAAGACGGACCGTTGAAATCCTTTTCCTTGGGAACGACAGTGTTTCCAAGACCGTCCGGGATATCAGCGGGACCCTGGGGCAGTTTGACACCATGGCCCAGTCCGTGGCCCAGCCCCTCGCGGCGGTCGGTGACGCGATCCTCGGCCTTGACGCCGCGCTGGCCGCCCTGGCGGTGGGGGGGATGGCCCTGGCCATTTCCAAAAGTTCCGAGTTCGAAACCTCCTTCAAAGAAATCTCCACCCTCCTCGACGCCAGTTCCCAGGACATCAAGGTTTTCCGAGACGATGTGCTGGACTACGCCAGCGGAAGCGTCAAGAGCATCGACGATATCAACGGCGCCGTCTATTCGGCGATCTCCGCAGGCATCGATTACCGGACCGTGCTCGGCACACTGACCGAGGCAGAGAAGCTCAGCATAGCCGGCAAGGCAGGTCTCAAGGACACAACCCTCCTCCTCGCCTCTACCCTCAACGCCTACGGTGAGAGCACGGACCAGGCGTCGCGGTATTCAAACGCCTTTTTCAACACGGTGAAACTCGGCCAGACGACCCTCCCCGAGCTCGCCACAGCCCTTTCGAAGGTCACGGGGATCGCGGCGTCCGCCAACATTCCGATCGAGGATCTGACCGCCGCGGTCGCCGCACTCACCGTGGCAGGTATGCCGACCACGGAAGCGATCACGGGCCTCAAGCAGGTGATCTCCTCGATCCTCGCCCCGGGCGCAGAAGCCAAGAAGCTATTCGGGGAGCTCGGTATTGAGTACGGGAAAAACGCCATCGAGGCCAAGGGCCTGGACGGTGTGCTCGCCCAGATACAAGCCAAAACCCACGGCAACGCCGAGGCGATGAAAGTCCTTCTGGGCGGTGTGGAGGGGTTGAACGCGGGGCTCATCCTGGCAGCGGACCGGAGCGGAAAATACGCGGCCGCCCTGGAGACGATGCGCAGCAGCCAGGACGTGGTGACCGCCGCGTTCGAAAAGATGAACGACTCGGTCAAGGCGTCGAATCAGATCCTTGCCAATAATGTAGACATCCTCCTGATCCAGGTCGGTGACCGAATGCTGGAAGGGTACAAGGACGTCGCCGGCGGGATCACGGATATCTTTCGAGCCATGCAAGAGGCGGTGGCGTCCGGGGCGTTCGACGATCTCTTCACCCTGATCGATCAGTTCGGGGCCGACCTCACCAAATTCCTGAGCGATATCGCACGGGCACTACCCGCCGCGTTCGACCAGGTCAACTTCGATGATCTGATCGATGCTCTGCAGGACCTCGGCAGAGAGTTCGGGATGATCTTCGATGATATCGATCTCACAACCCCGGAGGGCCTTGCGGACGCCATCCAGGGGGCGGTTGATACCCTGGAAAGCTTGGTCCGGGTGACTCAGGGCATGGTGCGATACTTCGAACCGCTCTGGGACAGCATTACGGAGGGTATCGGGCAGTTCAACGAGCTCGGCGAATCCGAAAAACTTGCCGCCGGCGAGATGCTCGGGGTGGCAGAACTCGTTGCCAAGGCAGGGACCCAGATCGGCCTGGCGCTCGTCGCCATAGGGAAGTCCGGGGCCGACATCGAGGCGGTTTTCGGGACGATCGCCGGAGCGGTCCGGACCATCTGGAACCTTCTGCATACGGATTTTGACATCGTAGCCACCATCATCGCCGCCGCGGTCAACCAGGCCCTGGCGGCTGCTGACGCATTTCTCACCCTTTCCGAAAAGATCATGAACGCCCTGGGGATCGAGCCCAGCCGTCAGTTCGACGCCATGAAAAAGGCGATCGACGGCATGCACGACTCGGCTAGGCGGCTCCGGGATGCCGCCTTCGACACCATGATCGAGGACTTCGGGGAAACGGCCGCCGCAGCGGCCGACACATGGAATGCCCTCAACGGCCGGATCGACCAGACGCCCAGGTCCGCAGGTGCAGCAAAAGAAGCCATCACCAGCCTGATTGCCGAGATCGAAGGCGCCCCTTCGGAATTTACGCTCACCCCGGAGGTGGATCTTACCGCCGTTCAGGAGGTGGCCTCCATCATCGGTCGGGAGCTCCCGGACGTGATGGATATCGGGATCACGGTGGATGAGGCCGGGAATATCCAGAAGGCCGGAGAAAAGCTCGACGCGGCTATTCCAAAGCAGAAGGAAGAGTTCGTGGTTGTGACCCTCGATGACGGGTCCGTGATGCTCACAAACAGGGAGATAGACACACAGGTCCCGAAAGAAGGGACTCTCTCCGTCATGACCTCCCTGGACAAACAATCCCTGGAAAAAGCGAAGAAGGAAATCAACGACGAGTTCAAGGCCCAGGCCGAGGTCCTGAAGACCCAGATCGAATGGAAAGCAAAGGTTGACATTGCGGAGGTGGAGGCCGCAACAGAGGTTTTCAAGACCTCCATGGATTCGGTCAACTTGGGGATCGGCGAGACCACGAAGCTCATGGAGACCGCCTTTGAGAACATGACGAGCTCCAGCTTCAACGCCCGCTGGGAGGCACAGCAGACCTTGGATATGGAGCAGGAGTTCCGGAGGCAGGAATTCGACCTGCAGAAGCTCCTGATCGAACAGCAGACACAGCTCATCGAGGCAAAGCGGAGAGCCATCGAGCAGGGGGAGGGCCTGATCAAGATCTCGACTGACGGTCTGGAGCCGGCCCTGGAGACGGTGCTTTACGAGATCGTGAAGAAGATCCAGATGCGCGCGAACGAGGAGGCCAGTGAGTTTCTGCTGGGACTTTCATGATCGGACTCAGTTCCTTAGACAGCAGCGTGACCCGGTTTGTGGTCATCGACCAGGATCCGCAATCAACGATCCGGGACGCAGAGGCTCGGGTATCGAGGTACGCCACCCTGGACGGCGGTGTCGCGGTGGTGCACCAGGGGTATTCCGCGGGAGACCGGACCCTATACGTGAAAGGTGAGATTTCGACTGAGCAGGAAACGGTCCTGGACGATCTTTTTCAGACCCAGAGTCTCGTACACATTGCAACCCCATCCGGGGCTTTCCTGGGGGCCATCACCAGGTTGAAAACGGATAACGGAGAGCTCGCCATGAGCCTTTTTCTTGAAAGCCAACTCAGCGCATAGGGGGCATATTATGAAAAGCAAGATGCGAATATCTGCCATCTGCATTCCGGAACTCTTCCGGAATGGGATCCGCTACCTGTTCCCGGCTGTCGGGGCCCGGCAGTACATGAGGAGCCGGTGGACCTGGGAACTCTGGAGAGGGGGAAAGCTCATCCAGAAGGCTCCTTTCTGGTCCGCAAACATGGTGGTGGGGCAGGGTTTGGACCATGCCCTGGACGTGGTGTTCAAGGGTGGTACCGGCCTCGCCACCTGGTATGTGGCCTTGTTCGAGGATAACCACGACCCGGTGACCGGGGATACGTACCAGACCCCGGGCTATACCGAGTGCACGGCCTATGATGAGGCCAACCGGCCGACCTGCACGTTCGGCGCGATCGCCGCGCACATCGTCACCAACTCGGCGAGCAAGGCCTCCTTCACGATGAACGCGACGAAGACCCTCTACGGAGCGGCCCTCGTCGCGGGCGCGAACGCGGCCACCAAGGGGAACACGGCTGCCGGGAATTTTCTGTACTTCGCCGCCAAGTTCGCAACGGCCGTTCCGGTTGAAGCGACGGACGTGTTCAAGGTGACCATGTCCGTCGAAAACTCCGACGTGCCGTAACAAGGGAAGAGGCTCGGTTGCATGGGATCTGGGACCTACTATCCTGGGGCGATTGCGGACGATGGACATCGAACCGCAACCGACTACCTGACCTCGAACTCCTACAACTGGTGGGGTACGTCGTCGTACCTCGGATCTTTCATCCGGTTTCTGAGCGTCACAATCCCGCCAGGAGCAACACTCACATCCGCCGTCTTGAGACTCCGCGCAGCGATCGCCATGTCCGCAGGGACCGGAAGCGCGGATTTCTACTGCGCCGATGCGGACAATCAGGCGCAAGTCCCGGCCAACGACGAAGCGGCATTTGATGCCTTGCCGCTCACAACTGCCAAGACGAACGTCCCGGCGGCAGCGTACTCGAACGCGACCTGGTATGAATTCGATGTGATGACAGCGGTCCAAGAGGTTATAGACCGTGCTGGCTGGGCAAGTGGAAACGCTCTCGCCGTTGTTCTCATAGACATCGATACATCCCTCGCAAAGCGGTTCTATGCCTATGATTATTCGAGTGGGACTTACAAGCCGGAGCTTGTCGTTGCGTGGTCCGGGGGGGTCGTAGAGGACGCGGTTGGGGGGACGGCCGGCCACAGCGGGACGGCGGTCGGTACCCGACTTCGGGAAAATCTCGCCGGCGGGCAGGGCGCCAGTGGTACGGCCCAGGGGATCAGGCTTTCTGGGTATTTGTCCTCCAGGATGGGAGCCCATGGGACGGTTGGGAGGGCTGGAAGTGTTTTCAACTCGCCTGCGGTTTCCGGGGGAGCCGGCACATCCGGGGCCACTGTCGGTACCAGACTCCGGGAATCCTTGTCCGCCGGGTTGGGTTCTCAGGGCACCGTCGAGACCCTTCGATG